GAAGCAGTATTTGGTTCAGATGAAATGGCTATTACTGCATCTATTATTGGTTTCTATTTCGGCTCTCGTACATGGGAAAAGAAACGTGAAAGTATCTGATAAACTTATCAAGTTACTACGTCATCACGAAGGTGTTAGAAACAAACCATACCAGTGTCCCGCAAAACTGTGGACAGTAGGAATTGGTCATTTGATTGGTGATGGCAAAACATTACCGCCTGAATGGAACAAAACATTTACTAACGAGGAAATAGATGCAATTCTTAAACGAGACCTCAACCGCTTTGAGTTGGGAGTACATAAGATGTTACCTAACGTGCGCCTTAGACAACATGAGTTTGACGCTCTTGTCAGCTTTTGCTTTAATCTGGGTCTTGGATGCTTTCAGCGTTCAACCATCCGTCAAGCGTTGTTACGTGGCGATAAAGAAGCGGCTATGGAGTCGTTAGTTAAATATTGTAAAGCTGGTGGTAAGATATTAAAAGGTTTACAAAACAGAAGATTAGATGAACGCAAATTGTTTTTAGGGTTATAATAAAGCATCTTAACCCTAGGAGAGTAGTTTGAAATATAAATCAGTTCTAGTCATATCTGACCTACATATTCCATATCATCATCCTGACGCATTTGCGTTTCTAAAAGCATTAAAGACTAAATACAAGTTTGACCATATAGTCAACATAGGTGATGAGCTAGACCAACACGCTATCTCTATGCACGAACATAACCCAGACTTATATTCTGCTGGACATGAATTAGAAGAGTCTAAGAAGCATGTAAAAGAATTAGAAAAGATATTTCCTAAAATGGTTTTAGTTCACTCTAACCATAGCTCTTTAGTTTATCGTAGAGCATTAAAGTATGGTATGCCTAAAGCCTATCTAAAGCATTACAATGAGTTCTTAGGCGTTGGCAAAGGCTGGGAATGGGTAGATGACCACACTATAACCCTAAGTGATAACTCTAGGTGTTTCTTCACTCATGGTATGTCTGCAGACGTTTTAAAGGTAGCCCAACAGTATGGAATGAGTACGGTGCAGGGTCACTATCATACTAAATTTAGTATTGGTTATTACAGTAACCCAGATGCTCTTATTTGGGGTATGCAAGTAGGATGTTTAATACATCAAAAGTCTATGGCATTTGATTATGCTAAAAACTTTAAGAGTCGTTTCATTGTAGGTTGTGGAGTTATTATTAACGGTCAACCAAAGCTAATGCCTATGGTATTAAAAGAGAATGGGCGTTGGAATGGTCATGTTTCTTAGGACAATTATGCAACGGTCAGAAGTAGAAATTATCTGTAATCACATGCTAGGCAGAGTGATTGTATCTTGTGAAGCATTACATGGCGATAGCACTATAGTCCTTACATTAGATGACGATAGCATGATAGAAATTAGTGGTGAAGAACTAGCTATCTATGGTGAATTAACACCAATGGATGACTAGACGCAGATAATCACACCATTACTACCTACCTGACAAACTGTTACAGAGCCATCAGGTGCAAGTATAGTCGTAGTTTGACCCATAGCCTTTTCAGTTCCCCAAATAGCTAACGCAGCTAATACCACAATAAATACCCAATATGTTTTATTCATCATCTGACCTTTGTAGTTGAATTGCTGTTTCTTTAGGTACACCTTCTACTACATACATATCTACAGCATTATCTAATGCAATCTTATCCTTACGAACTCTATCAATAATTAATTGACAATAGCCTTGAATGTCTAGCCATGAGTCAAGATAATCAGGGTCACCATTTACAATCCTACCCATTTTAGTTGCAATCATTTCTAATGCTTCTTTTTGGTCTGCTTTTAACAAACGATAAGACTCACCATTATGGATAAGAGTTTTAAAGTCTTGTGATATTTTAGACCTATTTAAAAAGTTACCGTATTGTTCTTCTCTTTCATTTAAAATTTCTTCTATCTGCATATCATCTCCTCATAAAAAATAAATCAATAAGTTCATAACAACCATAAGCAAACCAACCCATACCACCAACAATTAAAATCCACACTATCCAATCAATTACTTTTTCCAAAATTTCCATGTTTCATTCCTTTTAGATAATCCATTACGTTCACCGTATGGAGTTGGTTTAGGCAAAGTAATATATCCTTGTCTTTCAAGGTTAATTAATCTATATCTATTTGTCACACAGTTCTGAATAACATCTTTTAATGTGCAATTAGGATGGCTATTCATATATGACTTAATAAAATTAGCTTGTCTTTGCTCATCTAGTTTTGTGTACATTATATTTCATTCCTGTTTTAGAAGCATTTACTTCAGCTCTATCAATATTAAAATGTCTAGCCCAATTGCTATTGCTTCCTGTTGGCATTGGTTTTGGTAATGTAATTAACCCTTGTTTATCTAAATTTCTAATTCTAGCAGCATTGCCAAATGCGTGTAATATAACATGGTTTCTTCCTACTGTAGGATGTTCTTCCATATATTTATTTACTATTTCTATTAACTGTTCATCAGTTACTTTAAACTGCATCTTTAACTCCATGTATTTCTTCAATCAGTCTAGCAAACTTAAATATCTTTTCAAGTGTGACAAGTTGGTCACCTTTACCAAATGCTTGTTTATATATCTTAATTATTTCTTCTTGGGTAAGTGGTTTAGAGTCCATTGTTAGCTTCTACTAATCGTTTACTATCATACTTAGATAATCCTTTATATTCTTCTACAGGTTCACCAGCAACTAATGGTGTTATCTTAATATGATGCGTTGTATTCTTTAAGTCGTTTAAATATGAGAGCTGGTTAGGATGAAATGACCATAAATAAGACTTCTTTAAATCACCAGACCTAACATCAAACTCCTCATAAAGCCATGCTACAGGTTCTTTTTTAGCCATTAGTAAAACACCATCCTTCCTATGTGCGTTTTCTTGCGTTTACCAAACCATTCTTTCTTTGGCGGTATTGAGTCATCATGGAAATATAAAGCATTTGCAACTGGATTTGCATGTTTATTAAGAACAATCGTATCAATAACCAAAAGTTTAGTTTCCAAATACGCCCTAGTATTAACTTCTGGATGACGTTCATCCGTAACCCCAATAAACTGACCATTAGCATAAACAACAGAGCATACATCACGACCCCAATAACCAGTATGTAACCTATTACGTATGACATTAATCACCCCGACCTTTTCTTCTAGTGTTCTATTATTAACTTCATGGTACACAGCAGTTGCATAACACGCTATATCTAATTCTAAGTTATGTATATCCATTATAAACCTTTAATGATTATCTGGTGTCTAGTAAACCAACACAAGCGTATAATTCTATTATAAATCTAAAAGAAAGGAGAACCGCTATGTGGACATCACCAACAGCAACAGAAATGCGTTTTGGCTTTGAAGTAACAATGTACGTAATGAATAAATAGTTACAAGCAGTATGGGGATGCTCCTAGAAAGGAACATCCTCATCTGCACCTTCAACAGCAGGTTTAAGTCTTTCCTCAGTAGCTACCATTGCTACAGCACCACTAATAAATTTACCATTAGCACCTTCTCTAATCCAACCTGATAATGTAAATTCAATACCATCAAGGTTCATTTTTCCCCGGTAGTCTGGGCGTTTAGGATTTTCACCTTTGTCATTCTTGTTTAAGGTAAACGTGTTTGTTTTGTCATACTCAGCCATATACTACTCCTTTAGTTTTAAAATTGTTTGTTCTACTTCTTCAAGAAACTTAATAACTTCTGTTTCTAATTCTGCAATATAGTCATTATCTCTTTCAACCCTAGCTACAAAGAGTTGCATTGTATCAGGGAAATTTGGGTTATAAGAAATAAAATCTACCCATTTTACATTAGGACTTACAGAAGCCATTTGCCATTGTATCTGTGGCATATACTTACTAGGAACTGACTTGCTCATAAGCGTATTAGTATGGGTTGTTTCTATAGGACACTTAATCTCTATAAGACCTGCATACTTCCCATCCTCTTCTGCATTTACAGCTCCGTCAGGACTAGCACCACTATTCTTAATAACAGGATGGTCAAAGAAACCTACCTCAGTCACAGATACCCCTCTAGTTCGCATATAAAACTCCCTAGCAGCAGCCTCCCTTTCAATCCCATCTAACATAGCCTGATTAACAAAACTATCGCCTTTCTTGCCTGTAAGACGTTCTGATACTAATTGAACAAGGTAGTTTTGACGTGATGTAGATACGCCTGTTTTAGTCTTGGCAATAACATCCGATATTCTGGATGCTGTCACCTTGCCTAATCTTTGCTGAAACCACTCTTCTGTACGTTGTTCTATCATAGAAAGTCCTTGCTAGATACTGCTTTTAAAGCTGGTTGTTCTGACTCTGGAATATCCTCACCGCTATAAATGTATAAACCAATACCATGTAATGCAATAGCTTTAGCTAAACAACGTTGCATAGCTGTATTAACTGCCATAGCGTCTGGGTTAGGAATAGCTTGGTTTCTAAAGTTAAGCACAGGTAATTGTGAAGTCATAGACTTACCAAACGCATGGACTGTGCAAAATACCATAAGCGTTTCACCAAACTGTTTAGGCTCACCATAAGTCCATGTAGCAGTTGGGTCTTGCTGTAGAAGCGTGTCTACAGCCCAAGCCCATGACAGGTATGATAGACCATTCTTTTTCTCAATATGGTCTGATACATTAATCTTACGTAGTTCGTTATAGTTCATCTTTGCTCTCTCCTTTTGTTGTAATTCGTGTTGGTGCTGCTCCATCATCACTTGGTCGTAATGTTGTTGTTGTGACATTTGCTCTCTCCCATTTATCGTTATCTAGTTTAAGTTCATCATTTAATCGTTTAAGAATATTTGCTATATTTTCTAAACCATTCGCCATATGATATACCCCCAAAATACAAAAATAAACAACCATAGCCATTTATTCATCTTTTTTTTCTTTCAAAGAATCTATCATTTTATCTAAAACATCTTTCATTGCTAATTCTACATCTGCTCTTTCCATGTTTTTTGCAAGTGAATCAGCTATTTTAACACATTTTGCTGCTTTTTTATCGTTTGGCGCAGTAATAGCTAATGCTAAGGCTAATGTCAATGCTTCTTTATTATCTTTAATCATATTACACCTGCTACTTTACCCATAATTTGCAAGCAAAGCCACACATAAGCCCAAAACGCTA